CCCCAATCTTTTGCAGCTTGATATAAATCAGTTTCATTCTTTCCTTTTCCAGTGTATCTTTTAGAACAATTGTTTAAGTCATAACGCATTTGATTTTCATCAACCAAGGCCGATGCAATCATCGTGTCCACAATTTTACCGTTAATACTTAAACCGAGTGCTCGAATCCAACAAACGTCATACATGGCGTTGTGAAATATTTTATCTGCAGGTGTAGATAATACACTTTGAAACCATTTTAAAACTTTTTTACGATCCATATTACCACCACCTTCATGTGCAATGGGATAATAACCGGACCAACCTGGTACAGCTACAGCAATTCCTGTAACGTCTCCTTTACCTGTCACTGATCCTGATCCCATCTTCATTAAATCTGGGTCTTTAGTTTCTAAGTCTATCGCTATCTCATCATGCTTAGATAGATCTGGAAATTCTTCTGGTGGTAGCCATTCTGTTTGTGGTTTAAAAAGAGGAATTTGCATTACTTAAATATGCCCCATGAATTTTTCTTTTCTTTTTTTATCTCTTTCACTTCTTCAGGATAGTCTCTATCAATCGCCATGTCAATATAATGTTTAGCTTTTAACAAATCTTCTTTTTGATTTTTTTGTTTGTGCCTGCATAAATATTTAATTGCGTTTCCTTCTGCAAATGGAATATTATTTCTGTTAATAAATTCTGATGGCTGAATGACCATAGATTTATAATGATCCCCGCCTACCTGTTTTTTATATATTTTGTCTTTCATTAGTATACTCCTTAATTATTTTTTGAATATAAAGTTCTTTTCTTCTCTCTTTAACTTTTGGTCGTTGATTATAAGCTTTGTCCCATGCTTTACCTTTAAGACTTTGTCTCCATTTTTTTCTTGCTCGTTTTCTGCTTTCAGCGTAAGGATGTGTCATATCATGTATCCTTTATTTGCTTTTTTTGGTTCCACTATATGTAAATTTTCTTTCGTTCTTGTTGCACCTACATAAAATAATCTATTTTCGTCATCTGGATTTCTCTCATATGTATTCATAGTCGTTTGTGTTAGATCCGTTAAGAGAACAACGTTTTGTGCTTCCCCACCTTTTGCTGCATGAATTGTTGATAATTCTATTCTTGGTTTTTTATTTAAAGACTCACCATTGGCTCTCATTTTTCTTAAATAATTTACTCTAGTTTGACCTGCATCATCAAAAGCTCTGTACCATTCATCACTTGTTTTTAAATCATAATGTTTTTTTAAAGTGTCCATGTCATACATACCCTCTTTAGCCATACCCTTTATTTTTTGTTTATTAAAATTTTTATCAGTCATGTATCTAGATATTTTTTCTAATTGTTTAAAATTTAATGGTTGGCCTTTTCTTAAATGTTCCCAATCAGTGGCTGCTTCTTGTAAATCTTTTTCATAATTTCTTTTATATCTATTTTCATAATAAAAACCTTTCCTGTACAAAGAATCTTCTACATCTTTTAACATGTGTCTTGTTCTTGCTAACACTAACCATTCACCTGTTGACATATCCACACTATCTATATCAAAATGTCTATGCAAACTTCCTTCGTTTGTTTTAGGTTGCCAATTTTTATCTATTCTATTTCTAATTCTATTAATTATACCCATCGCTAAACCGTGAACTTTAGCTGGTATTCTAAATGATTGTGTTAGTGGTAAATTTATCATTTGATTTTGTAATGCAATAAAAGAATCTACGTCAGCACCAGCCCATTTAAATATAGCCTGGTCATCATCTCCTGCAATAAATGTGTCTTCTGTTTTATTCCAAATAGATTTTGCCATATCCCATTGCATCAATGACAAATCTTGTGCTTCATCTATAAACACTACATCAAAATTTGGTGATTTATCTGATTTGGTAAACTCTGTAATCATGTCATTAAAATCTATTAAAGCATATTCTTTTTTATATCTTTTTAATTCATTATATATAATTCTTAACTTATCTAATTCTAAATCCTGTGTGTGCTCCATCATGTTGTATTGCTGTTCAGGAGTTATATTTCTAAGTTGTGCTAGCTGTATAATTTGTAAGTATTCACTATCAGATGTAAATATACCGTGATCTTCTTGATGTTCTGCATATGCCACAGGAAAACCTAATTTTTTTCCAAGATCTTTATAATGTCTTGGCTGCATTACTTGATCTTTTTTTAATCCTAATTTTCTAAATGCTAGTGAGTGTAATGTTCTAAAGTATGGAAGATCATCTTCTGATAAATTAAATTGTTTCATTGCTCTATCTCTTGCTTCGTGCGCAGCTTTTTGTGTAAAAGCAAAGTAACCAACTCTATCGGGATCTGTTTCTTTTAAATAACTATCTACTTTATTTAATAAAGTTGTAGTTTTTCCTGTGCCAGGTGGTCCCAATACAATAGTTTTCAAAACACATCCTTAGGCTTTAATTCTTTTTCGTTATAGTCTTCAGTTCGTTTATCAAATTGTTTAACTACAAATACAGATATTCTTTCTTTACCAACTCTTTTTTCTTGGCAATTACATGTTTCTTTTAACATTTGTGCTGTTCGTTGATAATTTATATCCCATCTTTGTCTTATTAAAAATTGATTAAAAAATCTGTTGTATACAAAGTGATGATAACCATCACTAGTCCACACACCACCTTTTTTAAGATCATTTATATCTGATCCTATGTGTCTGTTTAAACAAAATTCTTCTAAATGATTTCTTAATTGATCGTGTGTTGTTACACCTTCTGGTGGTTCGACAGGTTCGTGATTCTTCATCAATGGGTTTATTATCATGTCCCAGTCTTTTGGTTTTACTGTTGGTGGTTTAAAATCTAATTGTTCCATGCATGCTTCTTGGAATAAACTTTGTTGTTTTAAAAATTTTACATTCTCCAGGTGTAGTCGTTCACCATCTACGTTTAAATAATAATATGGTTTTTCTAATTTAATTTTTTGTAAATCAGTTAATGAAGGAAACACTATTTCTTCTCCTATCCCATACTTACGACTCTTACATAATTTTTTATCACATAAATTACACATAGGGGTGTCATTACATTTATACCCCCAATCTTTTTTATCATGTTGTCTTTTAATTATATCTACTTCCGATTCACTTAATGGATTTGCTGATGCTGCAATGTTAAACATTGTAAGTCTACTCTTCCACTCTGATGGCCATTTCTTTTTAGCATACACTCCATAATGAAATATTGCATTATTCCTACCGCCCTCTGGTATTTTATTTATTGCCATTAGTTCTATGCATGGTGGTGCATCTGAATATTCTGATTGTGGTCTTTCTATTTTAATTTTTGTAATATCAAATTGTTTTATGTTTTTATATATATCATAAAATTCTTGTAAAGATGCTGCTGTTCCATCACTTTTAAATGCATAACGTGTTGTGTCATCACCATTAAAATATGGTAAATTTAAAAAATTTCCTGTATCATCTTGCGATTTTAATTTAATTTGTTTTGGAAAAACTTCTGATCCGCCATACCCTAAAATTGTTTTTATTTCTGTAAGTTTGTCTCTCATTCTTTCTGCTGATACGGGTTCTGTTGTAAACAGAAAGACGTGTGCTCCACCACTCTTTGACCGACACACAACCAAAGGCAATTTAAATTGTTTTATTTTATCTATTAATTTTTTGTGATCAAACCCTGCATAAGAATCTATATCAACACATCCCCACACACATTGATTATCTTCGTTAATTGGTATAATACCCAAACTTTGTGTGCCATTTAAATGCATGGTCCACAGTTCCGTGGTCACTGGTTGACGTACTACAAATGATTGTCCTTTTAATTTAACACCATTTTCAACAGGTGCACTTACTTTAGTGCAACCATGAGCACGTTCTAATCCTTGAAATATGTTTTTAAAGTTTTCTACTGACATAAATTAAAAGTGGGCGTATCCACTCTCGCTTAGACGCCCACTACCTAGGATTCGGTTAGTACGGTGTACTAGAAGTTTCCTCTGATCCATGTTTAGCTTGAACTTCACCTTTGCCTACTCGCTCAGCAAAGTTTTTAGCTATGTCATAGATAGACTTGTCAGTAACAGGACCAATCTTAGCTACATCCCATCCAAACCATGTTCCTTTGTCATTAGACATCTGAACAGTTTTTAGATTATAAATGTGGCTGTAAGTTGGCGGTGTAAATAATCCGTTCTTGCCCTGCATTTTAATTCCCATCATCATTGAGTTCCATTTTCTACTCACTTTTAATTGAGTAGCTTTCATAGAAATCAAAGCTGTGGTTGGACTGTCACCCATTAATATAACAAAATGGTTAGCAGTGTTCTCCAAGTAATTACCGTTTGGTAATCTATCCTTGTAAGATTTATCACGAGTAGTTGTACTCACAATATCACTGTCTGCCTCGTGAATTGCAACAGGTGCTCCTGTGCTTACTCCACGATCTGCCCACTCAATATATTGTCTTTTGTAAAAGACAGGTATAACATTTATATTGCTATACAACTCATTGGTAACAGTATTGATTATCTTGCCTGGCTCTGCGCCCTCGACATATTTTCCATGAGTCTTATTGACTTCTGGAGATAATTGTCCCAAAACTTTTAAGAATGGTAACGCAAGATCTTCTTGCGATATGTTTTGAGAACCTTTGTTTGCATCAGCTTCAAATAAATTTGCAGATAATGCTCCTTCTTTTTTAGTTGCTACTTGGTTCATAGTTATTGTTTCCTTTTTATTGTAGTCTTATTTCCAACAAATATGTTGAAAATTTCCGTTGGCATTTCTTTTCCTGCCTCTATACGCTCACGGACTAACGCTTTAAGAGTCATGGGCTCAACCTTCAACTTTTGTGTCGGTTGGTACCCACGCTCTTGTGCAAGGTTGGCATAATCAGCCGCCTTGTTTTCTTC